GGTCCATTTTACATAGACTGTACCGTTCTTTTCTGCGCGAAAAGTGGTAAGTTTTCCATAAAATGTGGTAGAGCCGGAAAGGTTTGGTTTCCAGTTCAAGATTTGTTTTTTGATTTCCGTTTTGGAATAACGGTAAAGATCGGCTTTTTCCTCCGGCTTATTGCCCGGGTTCAGCAGTCCGAAAAGGGTATCCTCCCCTTCGTCGCCGGGATTGCCAATTTTATTTTTTGTTTCCATTGTTGTCTGCTGTACTTCCAGCAGCGTGTCCTGCTTTGCTACATATATTTTTTCACCCATTTTGCACCTCCAATAAATATAGTCCCACATCATCTACCCCCAGGATGAAGATTTGTGTCCCGTCATCCGATACGATCTTCACCACAGGTGCCGGAAGCATCCCCTCCGGGATTTTCCCATCTTTCAGCACTGGAATCTGCTTATTTTCACTGCTTCCGCCGATGAATACTTCTTCGGAATCCGTGGTAAACGCGAACTCGCCAGTAGATAATGCAGGCAAATTGCTTTTCGCGCCTCTTTTTACTTGCATTTTCATAAGACCACCGCCTTAGAATGTGCCGCCGTCGATGGATATGAGCTGTAAGGCGCCGTTTTCGTCTACATTCATCCCTGTACCGGGTTTGATATGTCCAATCTGTGTGCCACTGGCTTTCATTTGCATGTGCGCCGCAGGAGCCGCTCCCACGTCCGTTGCCGTGGTACCATGGGGATTGCCTGTCCTCACCTGGCTATGGTCGTATGCTGTCTTACCTTTGTCACCAGGGTACGCCGTGGAAGATGTTTCCCCCAGTGCCAAATCGGAACCGATGGGAACATAACCACTGCCGCCCCAACGGTATGTCTGGTTGGTGTCATTGGCAATGTAAATGACGCCATCTTCACCCGTTCCAGGAAACGCCTCTCGATTGTCAAACTCCCGCACATCGTCAACAAATCCCGGAAGCTGTGATGCAGGCACTTTTCCGCTGCTATCCAGAGAAGCCACACCATCCGCAGTTCCTTTTTGCGTCATTGGGATCGCGCCCACCTGATCCGCGCTGATGGGTGGCAGGTCAGAAAATCCAAGTTTACCGCCGCCTGTCACCTGTCCTTTGTTGTTGACCTGCACCTTCGTATACTCTCCGCCAACGCCCGGCAGGTTTGGCAGTGTCGTATTCAGAACCACTGCTGTGGTACCGTCAAAAGATACCTCTGGTGCCGTAATGTCACCAGTGATGGAAAAGTTCTGTGGCGTTTTCAATTTACTTGCTGTATCGGCTGTGCCGCCAGTAGGATTGATATGCACATTCCCGGCAGTAGTACCTACATACACATTCCCAGTATCCAGAGCCACAGCAAGTTCCCCTTCATCCAGAACAAGACGACTAACAGTTTCCTGCAATCCGCGTCTGATTTGAATTTTCATTTATTCCACTCACCTCCTTACACGTTTCCGTCAATGTTCAAATTTCTATGAGCATCTGGGTTGACTTCGTGTTCTGCCAGTGTTTCCCCACCGGAAGCTGGAATCGCATTTCCGTCAATCACCATTTCATCATGGGCGGCAGCATCGGCATTATGCCTTGCCACAAGAGCCGCTTCGTCAAGCTTCTCAAAGAACAGACCGCCGCTGTCAATGCCAAAGAAATACTTGTCACCTGTGCTGGAATCTGTGATCAATACCGCATTGTCTACATAGGCAAAAATGTCTGTTTCCTTACCATTGGGGTCATATATGGACTTCTGCATATCCGCTGCCCCAATGGCGATTACCTTTCTGTCTACATAGTCCACAGTAGCCGGATTGAATTTGTTTGTGGGGAAATATTCCTCCTCGTTGTCCTTGAACAGGATGTTGTCTATAAACGCCTGCGTAAATTTATCCAGCAAATTCTTGTTGGCATGGGTATGTCTGTCACGGGTAGCCAGTGCCAGATTTTCTTTGCTGTTGTCATCAAAGTTATTGTCGGAAAGGACCTTGTACTCACTTTGACTGCCTGTCTTGTATGCCTTGTCCACCTTTTTGTCCAGTGCTTCCTTTGTGGCAGTGGAAATAGGCTTTTCCGCGTCACTGGTCAAGTCCACATTTGCAAATGCCTCCACAAATTTATTGAAAAAAGGTACAACGACCTCTTTTACCAACTGGTCAAAAACGGCTTTGGCTTCGGCTTCCGGCAGCTCCATGGGGTTCGGCTGGGGAGAAACCCCCTTGCCTGCCATGTCCTTTTCCGTGATTTTATAATCATCAACGTTCAATATTCCTCACCCCTTATACTTTCCGCTCTCGGTGTATTCCAGAGCTACTTTGTAAATGCCAAATGGCTCATTGTATGCCTCGTTTCGTAGGGAAAATCTGGCTTTGTCTACCTTTTTGACCTTGATTTTCTTTCCTACGGTCCTTGGCGTGTTATCACTGGAAAAGTTGATGCGCTCCCAGTTGATGTACGTAAAATCGAAGTAGCAAGCCTTTGCGCCACTGTCAAAGAGCAGGGACCAAATGCCCTTTCGCTGTACCCACACTTCTACTCTGGTAGCAATTGCCGCCGCCAGCACCACGGAGAAATACCGGAAAGTTTTATTTTCGTAAAAACGCTCACCGGAAAGGTCTGGAATATCCCACCTTGCCTTGATGGGCGCCCCTACGTCGTTATAGCTTTTCTGGCTGGTAACATTATCGTAGAATCGGAAAATATCTCCGTCTACGGTACCAAAACAAAGCCGTCCTTCCACGTCCTCCCACATGACGCGGGCAGGCACGTTTTCCCAGTAGTAACACTCATACTGGTACGAACTGTAAGGGGTGTTTCGCTCGTAGGACTTTTGCAGCCCATCCAAGAGGTAGACCCTGCCTGTCCCCATGGACAACAGATAGAAGTCACGCCAAACGAAGGCAAAGGCATCTGCCAGCTTTTCTTCCGCTGTCAACGCCTCGTTGATGTAAAAACTTCTGTTCTGGGAGTATTTTTCGCCCGTAATGTCCGCAGCCGTAATAGCCATGACGCCTAAGTCTGTCAAAAAAAGTGGATCGCTTCCAAGGTATCCAAAACCATATTTTCCCAATGCCCCTCGACCCATAAGGGAACCAATAATGGGAAAGGTGGGTTTGTCCTCTACCAGCTCCCCTTTTCGCAGAATGATGTTTCGCCCTTCTTCCGCCTCGCTTTTGTGTGCAGCAAGTCTGTCATTGATAACGCTGTACCCCACGATAGCACTGCCGTCCTGCCCCAGCACCGAATACCACAGATCCCCGAAATAAAAACCATCGTTGATCTGGCAGTACCAGTCCTGATTTACGAAATCTGGATTTCCGCTGACGAACATCCTGTCAATGGCACCGTTGACGCCAAAGAGCGTCATGATGTTGCATTTATTGATTTTGTCAGCATAGCCCTTTCTTGTTTTCGCCGCTGTGATTTCCACGTTATCCATCCCTTTTACGGGACTTTCCCCGGGGGCGGTATTGAATGTTACCTTTCCTGCCTTTCTGTCAACAGAAAAGTCTGTGCCTTCTTTCAGGTCTTTCCATTCTCCGTCTTTCACCAGTTGGCGTATCTGCAACTTATCTGCATCCAGATTATCAGTCGTCATCTGATAGATTTTATCATCGGCGGTACCCAGAAAACTTTCCTTGAATTTCTTCCCAATCAGGTTGATGGGTTCCAGTGTGGTACCGCCGCCGGTGGGCTTTCTGGAAATGATGATGGTGGGAACGTAGGCTTTTTCTTCCAACGTCACCACCTTCCATTCTTTCTCCGGCTCTTCACCCTCTGCGGGCGTTTGACCTTCTTTTTCAAACTCGCCGTAACAAAGGGCTTTTTTCCCATCAAAGAGAAATAATTTCCCGTTGAACTGCCGCCCTACACTTCTGGTATCTGCCATACCTTCATACAGCTGTGTGTCATCGCTGGATAAATTCTGCAAAAACAGCTTATCACCAGCATGGATGACGGTTCTGTCGTTTAGCCGGAAAACGCCGTTGATCTGTCCATCGTAGTGTTTCAGCTTTTCATACCCCTGCCGCTTCCGCACCTTGCCGGGGATATCCCGCATCATGTTTGGTGCTTCTGGACTGCGGTACTTGCTCACCACAGTAGGCGAGCTGTTCAAGTCAACCCCGCGAAATTCTTCGATGATCTCAACGCCTCGCGGTGCCGGACTTGGTACATCAAATGCCATAATCAACACCACCCCGTCGTCGAAGTCCATGTACCGGTACTTCCGAAGCTGTCCGCCTTGCCGCTGCTTTCTTTCAACATGGACAGCCAAGTCAAAAATTCATTCATGTAAATCTGTGCAAGAGAAATATCATCCTCTTTGTACAGCTGACCAGCCATGTAAACAGCAATTTTATTTGTCACGTCTGGCGGCAGGTCGATGACAGTTTCTTTCGGTGTATCCTTGGTGATTTCCATTGGATACGCACTGTAAGTCACACGCCATGTGCCTGTGATATTCTTGGGAATCAGCAATATCTTATTGCCCTCCGTCTGAATATTACGAGCGATGCCGTAACTCTCCCCATCTGTGTAGGTGATATAGCCGCCATACATGGTATAAAAATCATCAAAAACACTGGAAAGGTCATAGGCGTTAAAGGAACCGGCGGAAAAGGTGGGCGCCGTTGGATGGTCGCCCCCCTGTACAATTTCACCGGTTTTTTTGAAGTAGTAAGCCTCTGTACAAAGCAACGTGAGCGCTTCATTGACAGCACCGGGCATGGCATTGATATAAGGTCCCGTGCTGTCATCTACCACTAAGTCAGCTCCCTGCAGTTCAAACATTTTTTGCAGTGTAATTACTTGCAGTTCTTCCCACGTCATGCTCATGCCCATCACCTCACGCTGTCAGCACTGTACCGGCGGAGATGCCTGCACCGCAGATGCACAGACCGCGCCAGTTGTTGAAGCCCAGACCATAACGGGCATAACCCTTGAACACTTCGTCGTCTGTGTTCTGGTCTGTGTATCTTGTCACGGTCAAAGGAACCCTGTCGATGAAAGGCAGACACATATAATCCTGCAGGAATTTGCTGTCCGCCAGAATTACATAGTCACTGCCACCAATCTGTTTGTCCATGTAAGGCCAAATCAGGATATTCCACAGACCCAGCTGGAAGTTCATGGCATTTTTGTTGCTTTCGGGGTCCAGCTCACTGCCAACGGCAGCAAATACCGCTCTTTTCAGTTTCGCGCTGTTGGGAATGATGATGGTGTCAGGCGCCACATTCAGCAGGTTGCCGTCATCATCACAAAAATCCTGCATTTTTTCCTGCAGCTGATCCAGAATAGACTGGCTGAACTCCGCCTTGAACATGTTGGACTGTTTGAATTTCGCGCCCTGTGTTTTAGAAGGATGTTCCACAGAAAACAGGGGCTTGCCGTCTGCACATGTGGCATCGTATGTTTTGCCAGCAAATGTGACTTTAGCCTGTGTCGCACCGGACAGCATACGGGCAGCATAAGCCTCACGGCCTCTGCCATAACTGGAGGTGAACTGGTTGGCTTTGCTCTTGATTTTGCCAATCTTCATGTCGTCCATCATTTCTTTTGTGACAACGAATTTGTTTTTCCACACACGAGGAGCAATGGTTTTGTCAAAGCCCTCCTGCATTTCGCTCTGGGGTGTTGCGCCGCCTTCGCCCACATCCTGGAAATTACCCAGGGCAGTTTCAATGGTATAGTTTTCTGCCCAGTTTTTGGATGTGTCCATGTAATAAATCTTGTCGATAAGACTTTTCTGCTGGAAGGCTTCCACGTTGGAATTGATGATGGCTTTGATTGGGGCAAGTCTTTTGCCGATCAAACCATTATTCAGTCCACTGCCTTCGGAAAAAATAATACCGCTCATATTCTCATCTCCTCTTTCTCATCTCGTCTTTTCTCGTCTTGTCTGTTTATTTGCTCACATTAGGGACCGCCTGCGGGGTCTTTGAAGCTCCAAACAAAGCGACCAATAGCAGTTCCTTTGGCTTCGTCCACGCTTTCCACCAAGAATACGCCGTTTGTCGCTGTGGCTGTTACCTGCAGAGCATCCGTATGCAGCGTAACTTTTGTACCCACAGTAGGCTTTGCCTGATAAGGCGCTTCGTATCTGGTACTTTCCATGACTGCCCCAACGGGATACAGTCCATCTTCGTTTGCGGGACCACGGCAAATATACTGCGGTCTGTCTGTTGCTGCGCATTTTTCCAAGCCAGTATCCTTGTAAGTCAGCGCTTCACCAATAGCAATGGCTTCCAAATTTTTACCAGGCAGATACATCAGCACTTCCGTATCTGCCACATTTGCGTTGTGGATTTTAAACATGTTCTATCCCTCCTTTTTACTGATTCTTTCGCCACATTTCCTGCAGCTGTGCATCGGACATATTAGGGAAAAACGCCTTATATGCGGCAAGTTCTTCCGCGTCCATCATTTTTTCATTGCTGGCACGTCCTTTGGGCTGTGACAGGTGGCTTTTGTTTACCGCATCATTATGTGCCTGCTGTTTTGCAGCCTTCGCACGGTTAGTGGCGATACTGTCGGCAAATGCCGCGCTGTATGCCTGCTCCAAAGGCACGCCGCGCCGCCAGTATTCAAGTGCCTGTCTGCCTTCGGCTGTTTTGCCCAAATCAGCAAGCGATTTCACGCCGCAGTCAGGGTGTTTCGCGTTCAACCTCTGCAAGGAATCCCGTGTAAAATTTTCTGTTTCCATGGCTTCCTGCTGCTGACGGTATGCCTCTGCCTGTGCTGTAGCTCTTTGAGCTTCTTTTACTGCCGGATGCTCTGCAATGAGCTTGTCAATGACGCTTTTGTCCAGTCCTGCCCCTTCCAGCTGACTTTTCAGCTGTTCCTCTGCATATCTTGTCTGGTACGCTTCCAGCTCTGCCGCCGTTGTGATGGGTTTTCCCGTATAGGGGTCAACCTGTCCGGCAAACTGCTGTCTGATAAAATCATTGACCGCCTGCTGTTTCTCCTGGGCGATTCTTTGCTGCACCTGTTCCATGGTGAATGTCTGGGGCGGTGCCGGTTCTTCTTTGGTTTCCGGGGGAACATCTTCCTCCGTAGATGCTGGATCACCTCCGCCGTTTGCAGGGGCGGCGCCCTCGTCGTCCTCTGCGGTGTAATCGTCACCCCAAAGGTCTTTTAACATTTCATCAAATTCCCCATCTTCATGGGTTTCCTGGGGTTCCTGCGTCCCCATGTTGTCCAATTCCATGTCCATGCTGATTTCCTCCTTACTTGCCACTTCTCAGGTCTGTACCTGTCTGCTTCTGGGGCTTTTTGCCGCCTGTGTTGGCTTTGATAGCCTTCACTTCCTGCGCCCCATGATGACCAATGTTCAGATTTGCACTTGCACTACGTTTCATGCCTCTCACCTCCTTCCACGAAAAAAGGACATCCCTTCTACGCTGATTCAAAAGAAATTATTTTCTTTTGAATACAGCCATCGCATTTCCCATTCAGAAATCAACAAAAGAAACAATGTTTTCTAAATGGGAACCTGCTTGGGTCTGTCCTTACTTGATAGGTATTAACAGTGTGCCAATTTCCTTACCGTTATTGGGGCAGGCAGGATTTCTGCACACAAAATGCTGATTATAATATGCTTTGGTTTCAGTATCGGGGCTTTCATCCCCCTCAAATACCACCTCTGTACTGTCGATATAGGCATCTACGCCACATGCGTTACATTTCACCTGTCACACCTCCCATGGGCTGTTCCATCTGCTGTGGAGCCATTCCCGCAGGGTTCATTTGCTGCTGCATCATGGCTTGCTGCATTTCCATCTGCTGACGCATCTGCTGTTCCTGCATTTCTTCCAGCTGCTTTTTGGTTTCTTCTGCCATGGGATAATGCAGTTTTGCCATCATAGACCAGAAAAGCAAAAGGGTCTGTATGCTTTTAGGGTCGCCAAAAGTACCATTTTGGAAATTCTGACGTGTTTCCTGCCACATTGCCTCCCTGTTGGACGCCAGAGCCGATGACGTGTCAACGCTGAAAAGAAAATCGTCTTTCCAGTACCATTCCCCGGCGTCATCTTGTGCCAGAAAATCATACTTGTTGAATGTGCTGTACTCTGTGGTACCGTCCAGCTTATCATGCCGCACTGTCCGCTGTTCGTCTGTATAAGCAAGCAGGAATTTAAACATGACCTGATACAAGTCCGCAAACATAGAATTTTTCATGATGCGTTTGCTTTCCAATCTTCCGGCAGACTGGGCAACGGCAATCTGTTTTGCCGTACCGCTGGTGGCGGTCCTGTCCTGTCTGCCCATGTAAGAATCTGTGATACCTAACAGCCTTTGGGCTGCCTGGTAGCTCTGTTCCGCCACTGCCATATCTCCGCTGGTATCTACCTGCAGGTTGACCACCCGCACCATATTTGCCTCTGACGGTTTTTCCACGTTTACGACTTTTAACTGCCTGTCTGACTGTTCCAGCTTGGTACTTTCGTTTTTAATCAGGATACTGCCGCCTTTGTCCAGCTTTTCCTGTACGCGGGTATCACATTTTTTGATAGCGTTTTGCTGGTCTTGGATTTTAGATACGTCAGAATCACCCAAGACCTTCCCCCAACTGGACACATTGCGCCGTAATACAATGGGATAACAGTCCGGCTTGTAGTATGGGATTTTTGTTTGTACAGAAACTTCTTCGGGGATTGCCTCCATAGCCTCTCCCGTAAAGGGATCAATGATGATTTCCTGCATCCCCTCCATGGGCAGCTGGTATTCTGTGGTATATGCAGGAATGATACTGCCGTCACTGCGTTCAATGTCCTCAAAGAGTGCAAATGTGTCCTCTGCTTTTCTCTCATACTTCTTGCTTCCGCAGTATTCGCAAATATCGCCTTCCATGACCTCCCCACACTTGGAGCATCTTGTCAGCATGCGCGCCTGATAATCTTCCAGATATTCCAATTCCACGTCATTGACCCATACATACCGACCGATACCGCCCTTTTTGTTCCGGAAATATGCAAAATTTACGGTTACAACGTCATCGGCTGTGGTGGTGCCGCCGCGGCTTTCAGGGCTTTCCTCCCCTTCGGCGGATACGTCAATGCCATACTGTTCTTTGACATGGTCTTTGGTCATGGCCATTCGGATAAAAATATAGTCCATGTCCTCAATCTCATTGACGCCTGCCTGCGGGATCACCTGTTTTGGATGCAGCAGCGTTACCGTCAGTTCCCCCATGGTGGTCTGTGTGTGTCTGTCAGCGTCCCATTCTACCAGATAAAAGTCCCCACCCTGTACGGGTGTTGTCCGCTCGTCCAGATCGTTCATTTTCTCGAAGGGCAAACGGTCTGTTTCGTTCCGCAGAAAGTCCTCAATGGTAGTCGCCAGTGGTTCGTCAACCTCATTTCTGGCTGTTACCTTTGGCATGGGAATAGAACTGTCCACCTGTGCTTCCACCAATTCAGCCACGATGTTTCTTACCATGGACGCCGCCTCTACCGGACCATTTACCACCGTCCCCACCTTTGGACGGATGGAACGGCTCCCCATGTATAGGTTGTTCATTTTGTCCATTTCGTCCAAAATCGGCTGATATGCTGTCAAGTTCCGCTGCATCCGGTCTTGCCACTTTTTCAGCCGGTTTTGCTGTCCTTTTTCCATGGTCTTTTCCTCCTTTCCGTCAAATTTCCATTAAAAATGCAGCCCATTAATGGCTGCATCCTTTCTTTGCTGGTCAATACCAATATATCTTCTTGTGATACTGGGGTCCTCATGCCCCAGAATGTCCTGCACCATGGATATGTCCCCGCCGCTGTCTTTGTATAGCCAATATGCAAAGGTTTTTCGCATGGTATGACAGCTTACATGGTCGTTATAGCTGACAGCCTCCGCCGCCTCGTTCAGTATTTGCCAAGCCCTCACACGACTAATGGGGCGGTTTTCCTTTCCCCTGCTCCGGCGGAATACATATTCATAATCTTTTTTGCCTTGGAAAAAATGTTTAAATATTTTCTGCAAATGTGGGTTGATGGTCAGGCGTATGGTGTCCCCGGTCTTTTTCTCCGGTATTTCCACATAGTCCTTCCCGCGAAGGTCACGCACCCGATATTCCAAAAGGTCAGATATGCGCCGTCCTAAGTAAATGCCAGTCATAAATAGTACATAGTCCCGTTCATTCTTTTCCCATAAATACTCGGCAATGTCCGTAACGGCTCTTTTGTCCGTAATTGGCATAACAAAACGCATATCCTCACCCCCATTCAGTTAAACCACCTGATAACAGGCTCACCGGAATAGCCCTTAATCCAAATATACCAACAATACGCAACAGCGCTATCATTTCCCTTTGTCGGTTTCATACCATTTCTATAGCATCTAATTCGCGATGCAGAAACATATACAACTACTGGCGGATATTTCTTGAAAAATTCTTTTCTTTTCTTCCCTTCTAAAAACTGCAGTTTCAAAAACATTGCCACTTTTCTCCCATCTGGGATACTTTGTAATGACTTTTCGATAAATTCAACTGCCAGAGAATAAGGGGGATTCGTAATAATGTCCCCATCCCACTGCCCCATATCTGTATGGAGGAAATCAAAAGTTTTGTCATTTACGCCTCTGTCTATCAAATCAGAACTAAAAACACTATAACCATGGTTTTTCAAAACTTCGGTTATATGTCCTTCTCCGCAAGCTGGCTCCCATATTCTAGGGCAGAAATTTTCTAACTCCAAAAGCATTTCAACAGCTTGTGGGTCTGTGGCGTAATAATCAAGACTTGCCCTCTGTTTATGGGAATGGTTGGAACTACCCAATGTAGAATAAACCTTTAATCTATTTTTATTATCTTCTGTCATTTTACAGGCTCCCCCCATCTTTCCCGCAAATACGCCTTTGTTTTCGTATCTGCGTTCCGGTAGTCCTCCCACATGTCCGCAGTCCATTTTACTTTCTTCTTGGGCGTTCTTTCTGCTTCCATCTTGTGTTGTGTCCGGCTCTGCAGGGCAATACCTAACCCCATGAGTAAATCATCATGGGCGCCCTGTTCCGCCTCCGCCCGTCCTTTTTCGTTACGAATAAAGGTCAGTGCCTCCCGCAATGTTTCCACATCATGGATATAGTGCAGGAAATCCCTAAAATATGTCACCAACCCCGCAACAATCAGCGGACGTGTAACCGTTGTCGTGCGGAAACCGTATGTTTTCTGCATGGCTCCCGTGTAATTGTCCGGCACTTCCCGCTCGTAAATACGGGGATACCGCAGCCACTCCAAAACTTTGTTGGGGTGCGTGGAAAAATTGGCCTCAATGGCAATCAAAGCCGTATTATAGTACATCCCTAAGCAGTAGGCCTGCTCGGTGTACTCGTCCTCGTCATAAGTCCTCATAAGCCTTGCGACCTGTTCCCCGGTGCGGTTGTCCAGTACATGCAGGGTAAACCGGTCGGAACCATCCCCGGCAGTGTCCCCACCAATCACATAAGGAACACCGTCCTCCGGCTCTCTGTATATCTCAATTTCCCCATTTTCTTTTTCCACAAACTCCCTGTTTTTCAGTAGGATAAACGGTCCCGCCTGACTGTCTTTCACCGTCTTTTCATAAACAAAACAGCCACGCTTTACCACTGGCGAATTTTCCAGCAGATAATACAGCCGTTTACTGATTGCTTCCGTATCAAATACGCTTTCACCCGTTGCAATAAAGGCCTCCTCTGGTGTCGCTGGGTATTCCTGCTTAAACATGTTTATGTCGTTGTTACAGTTGTTGGCTATTTGCCAACGCCTCCACATGATCTGTTCACAGTCTAAACTGAAACGCTCCATGATGTCTTTTTCTTCCGCTGTCAGCTCCTCGCCGTGGTAGGGCTTGCGGTAAGTCTGCATTTCATACCATGGGAAAAACAGTGGTACAAAGTCTGTTTTACCTGCTACGGCATCATCCCACAATGTTTTGAAAGCGTTGAACCCGTTGGCGGTACTCTCATATACCACCATTGTCCCCGGCAGGGATGGAACCGCCTGCAAAATGCCTGCTAATGTGTCCAAAATATCTCCTGGCCAAAAGGCAACCTCAGAAGCGTGCAGCGTGGTAAGCGTATCAGAACGTCCCACACCTTTCCCGCCTGCGGTGGTGCATTTTATTTTACTACGCAACCCCGGGCGTTTTTCCTTCTTCTTCGGGTCTTTGGTAGGATTCTCGAAAATCAATTCTTTTGCATTGCTGGCTTTCATCATGGGGCGCATCTGCTCCGGCAGCCGTTCAAAGAATAACTTTGACATGTTAAAAAGGTTCGTTGTCGCCTCGTCCTTGTGGGTGATAATCATTGCATTATGTAAGAAATGCGTCGCGGTATCGTGAAAGATAAGCCCTTCTGTCAGCGTAGAAAACCCCATCTGGCGGGCTTTCAGGATAATAATTCTGACAGGCTTTCCCGCCTCCACCTGCTCCATGATTGCCCGGTATAGCTTTTCCTGGCTTTCGTTCAGTTTAAAAGGAACGATCTTCCCCTCTTTTGTTTTGATTTTCAAAAAACTTTCAATATATCTTTTCGGGTCTGTCAAAACGGAATATCCCATTTAATATACATCCCCTTCCGCCTCGGCAAGAATATCTTCCAAAGATTTCCCCGCCGTTTCGCCTGATCCGGCAGCAGCTTCCGCCAGCTTCGTTCTTTTGGTGTCGTTGGCAACTCTCTTTCTGTCCAGCTTCAGCCGTTCGGGGTCTGACTGCCATTCTTTGCTATCCTGATTCATTAAGAAAAATTTGATGGCCGTCACGTCTGCGGGTATATGCTGTTTTTCCATGACCTGTTCCAGTGCATCTTCCATGATGGGCTTTCCTCCGGCATCCAGCAGAACTTCCCCGTCTGCATCCCTGGCAACTCTCTTAACCTTGTAGTGTTTCGGCATGTCCACATCATACCCCAGACACCGCTGGAACAAGCTCCCCCTCACTTGGGCGATCTTCTCTGACTGTATCTTCTCCTGTTCGGTCTTGTACCTCTGACTTGCGCCATTGACTAAATCACGAATCAGGTTATTTTCTCTTTTCGCTTTTCGGAAAGTGCTGTAACCAATCCCCAGGGCGGCGGCAACTTCTCTTTCGGGTAACCCTCCCAAAATCCATTCTTCCACGCTCTTGGCGTTGCTCAAAATTTTTTCTTCTGTTGTCACCGTTTCACCACCTCCCCGGACGCTTTAGCGTAGCACAGCAGGCAAAAAAGTGCTAAAGTGCTACTTTTTACCCCATTTTTCTACTTACAAGAAACTTTTTCTCAATTTTGAGAATTTGTTCAAAATGCCGATTTTTATTGAAATATCAACGTTTTTCGGCTGTTTTTTCGTCATTATTTCGTATGCAAAACTTAGCAAATGGGGCTAAAAAAGTGCTAACCCCTTTTTACCCCTGTATAACGACGCATAAATAAAAAAGGACGGCAAAAAACTTAATTTCTCAAGCCCTGCCGCCCTTTTCAGTTTTTTGGTGTTTAGTTTACAAAAACATACATTGTGTTAATTTCCAAAATTCTGCCCCTTATAAGGATATTTTTCTTTTCCCCATCCGTTTATTTAACATTTTCTAAAAATGTCAAATAGGGGCGTTTTTGAAGAAATTCCATGCAAGAAAAAAGGGCAACCTGCATTTTAAAACAGATCACCCTTTTTTCATGATGGAAAATCAACAGTCATTTTCTGACGCTTTTATTATAGCACCAAAAAAGTCTCAAAAAGTCTCATTTTTGCTTTTTCAGTATCTTTTATACACATCTCCACGATTGTCAATGTTTTCGATCGTAATGATTTTTACAACCTCATCCACACGATATAGTATCCTGTAATTTCCAACACGCAGACGATATAAATCGTACCCCTTCATTTTCTTTATATCCGTTCCGCTCGGCAGCTTGTAAATCGCCTTGTATAACTGCAATCGCCTAGCCTTGTCCTGTTTCTCAAGGAATATTTGAGCCGCTTTTTCAAATTCAATCCTGTAAATCTGCATAGGTCAAACCTTCCTTTTTCAACATTTCATCCAGCGTGAGCGTCGTTCCATCATTGTCTTTTTGGGCTTGCGCCATCATGTCCAAATCCCATTGATCCGGCTCCATTTCTTCCATTTCCGGGATTGCGGCACCTTCCAAAATACCCATAATATAATAAATTTTGCTTTCCGGCACTCTGTCTAATAATAAATGTGCGTATTCTCTGTTACTCATGTTTCAACGCCTCCCGTTCTATTTTTTCATTTACAGCAGAAATTATGAAACTATTCAAGCTTTCTGCCCCTGTCGCCAATATTCTTTCTTTTGTTCCCTTTGGAAATCGTGTCAATACCTTATCATATCTTTCTTTTTCAAATTTTGCTGTTGCTCTTTTTTGCGCTTCTGAAACCGGCATGAAAATCCCTCCTTTTTATATCGTATCTATATATAAAATGATAGCGTTATATCATCCATTTGTCAATCCAATTTTATATATAGTAGCGTTATAAAAATCAACAAATTTTGTATATAGTAGCGTTATATTTTTGTTGATTTTTCCGTCTTGCGCTATATATCGTAGCGTTATATAATGAAGCCAGAAACAAACGAAACGATACACCGAAAGGAGCAAACAACCATGAAATTTAAAAACATCAAAAATTACTTAAATGAAAAAATTACAAACAGCTGGTACAAAAACGCCGAAATCGATTACGGCATCACAGGAAAATTTCTGGACTGCGAAGCAGTGGAAAACGATCTGTTAATCATCTGGGAAGAGATGGGAGAAAAACAAGAACTGATCATAGCAGATTTCACAGAATACACCCCCGAACAGATCTATAACATCTGGATGGAAATGGCATAAAAAAGCCCCTTAGGGGGCGTCTTCATAAGAAAACAAAGAAAGCCAAGACCCTTATTGTTACAAAGGATTTTGGCTTTCTTATTTTGTTCGGATTTTATTTGTAATGTTTTCTTAAGGGGAAATTGCTTTCAGGGCTTTTTCTTTTTCCTCACAGCCTGACTTGCTGTTACTTCCTCCCAATGCTTCCCGATCTTGTCCATGGCGCGTCGGTATTTTCGGAAGCACTGGGCGCGGCTGTATTTGCATTTGAAAACGATTTGCGTCCAGCTTAAACCCTGACCGCATCGCAGCATAACAAGCCGCCGTTCGTCCTCCGGCAGAACATCAAACAAGAGCCGATGGACACGAAAGCACTCTTTCCAGTGGCGCTGTATCTGCTTTTCACACATGGCCATTTCATGCCTGATTTCTTCGCGCCTCGCAGCCTCGCCCGCCACCTTGTCAGATACGCCGCCGCCTCCGTGGCCCTCTCCCATGCCGCCGCCCACCTTGATATTTTCCAGCTGATCCCGCAGCATCCGCAGCCGTTCCTGTTCTTCAATCATCTTCGCGGCATGACTCAAGGCACGCCGCACCGTCTGTTCCATCTCTTTTCTGTCCAAAGTCCCAAACACCTCCTAATCGCCCATGACATCCAGCGTCAGCTGATAACCATACAACTTTTCACATTTTTCTCTGGCCTCTCGCTCAATCCGCTCAATGCCACCCCTGTATTTTTCGTAAAAGGCAGCACCGCCGCCGGCCTCTTTGCGTTCTTCCTGCTCTGCCAATCGTAAACAGTTTCGGTATAGATTCAAAAGTGTTGCATCCCGGTTGATGGCTGCCATGTTTTTCAGCCACTCATACCGATCTGCCGCAGTTCGGATATTCTTTTCTGCCTCCGCCGCCTCGGCATAACGCTGGTTCATTTCCTCGTGAGGGTGAGCCTTCACAAAAGCCCGCATCCGTCGCAATTCTGCGATAGGCTCCGGCTGTTCTTCCTGTTTCATTTTTTCCGCCAATTCCTGCAGCATCATTCCCACGGTCCTTTCTCTTTCGTTTCATTCCACTTAGAAAAACTCCGAAAGCTGGTACATTCCTTTCGCCAAATCAAATCTACTGTACCCGTCGGGCCATTTCTGTTTTTGGCAAGTATCAGCTCCGCCTGATTTTTCCGTTCCGTATCAGGGAAATAGTATTCGTCACGGTACAAAAACATGACCACATCCGCGTCCTGCTCAATGGCGCCGGATTCTCGTAGGTCTGACAGCATGGGTCTGTGGTCTGCCCGCATTTCACACAACCTAGAAAGCTGTGATAATGCCATGACAGGACAGCTAAATTCACGGGCTATGTTTTTTAACCCAGCAGAAACCTTGCTCAATTCCTGATTTCTGTTTTCTCCTCTTGCCGCGATCAGCTGGATATAGTCAATGACAACAAAAGCCACTTCTTTTCCCCGGCTTTTCAGCCCATGCAGCACCTTCCGCATTTCCGTAACCGCCAGCCCCGGTCTGTCATCGATGATGATTTTTTCTGCCATTTGCTCAAATCTGCTGCCCTCTTTGGACAGGTTTTCCAGAAAATCAGCCCATTCCACGTTGTTTCCGCCATGGATGGAAAAGACCACGTTATTTGCACCCGTGTCACCGCAGTACAGACGGGAAACAATGCGTTTTTTGTCCATTTCCAGAGAAAAAAACACACATACCGCATTTTCCGGCAGCTTCCTTGCCACATTTCGCAGAAAATCCCCTGTAAGAGCTGTTTTCCCCATGGAAGGACGGGCGGCAAGGATCAGCAAATCCCCCTTGCACAGCCCACCAAGATACATGTCAACATCAACAAAACCACTGGAAAGCCCGTTCAGCTTGTTTCCGTTCTTCCGGCTGGCGTCTAACTCCTGCACATATCCGGCCATGATTTCCGCCGCGTTTTGGGGTACATCCCCTTTGACGTTGTCGCCTTTCAGCTCGTCCAAAAGACTGTATATAGCTTCCGCGTTTCCCTTGTTTGCTGCCTCTGTCAGTGCTTGTCCTTTGGCACCGCAGCGCCGCATCCAGCCCATTTCCTGTAAATCGGCTATGTATTTATTGGCATTGATGGTGGTACCCTCTGCCGTGGCAATCTGTGACAGGGTATCCATGCCCACTCTTTCCGCCGTCCCCTGCCGGTTCAGCTCCGCCGAAATCATAGGCAAATCAGGTACCATGTTTTTTTCTACCAGTGCCGCAATGGCACGAAAGACGTCCCTGTTCTGGGATAAATAAAAATCATCCTCTACCAGCATACCAGCCGCATTTCTAGCTGTTTCCACGTCCATGAGCATACAGCATAATAACGCCCGTTCTGTTGCAGCTGAATAAATCATACCGCGCCGCCTCCCATCATCCGCCGACGTTCTGCCAGTGGATCAGGCATATTTCCGGCAGGTGCCTTTGGTGCAGCTGCCTGTCGTAATGGTTTATACTCGTTTTTCCATCCTTCCCCGTTGAGCCATGTGGCAGGGTGCGGAATGTATGCACCGCCGTCCTTTCCCCATTCATGGCTGTTTTTGGCTCTTTCCAGCCCTTCCATGATTGCCGCGAATAATTCCGGCGTCACCTTCATTTTCTCCCAACGGGTACGGGCAGTTTTGACATTTTTCTTGTTTGGGTATGCCTTGTAAAAGATTTCAAAAGCTGCGGCAGCGTCGAACTCTGTTCCCACGTCCTCATTTTCTTTTTTCTTTTCTCTATTCTCTATTCTCTTTTCTCTATTCTCTATTCTCCCAGCCAAAATGTCCTCATTGTTCCCATTTGTTCCTTTTTGTTCTTCATTGTTCCCATTTGTTCCTTTTTGTTCCTCTGTATCGTCAATGGCATCTTCTCCACCACAAAACGCAGACAACATGGCAGAGATTTTTTCCCGTAATGCCGGGCTTTTCAGCGTGTCAAAGTCCTTTTTCAACGCCCGAAGCGTAGCCGTTCTTTTTGTCCAGTTTCTCTTTGGCCAATTCAGAAGAAATACTTCTTTCGTGGTTTCGTCCCAGATGATTTTGCCCACCTGCGCAAAATGGTCTAACAGCTTCAATACGGTTTCTTTGTTGTAGCCCAGTTCCACTGTAGACATGGTCAACGGAAAAACGTAAGCCCCTAATGTGTTTACTTTGCTGTTACTCATTAAATACAAATAGAAAAACTTCTGTTCCGGTGTCAGTTCGAGAATAAACTCGTCCTGCCAGTATCCTCTTTCAACTTTTGTAAAAACTTCCATCATGTTTTGTCACTCCTTCCAAAGATCATCCACGGAAACCCGCAAAACTTCCGCCATTTTTTCCAGCCTGGACTGTGGCGGACGTCTTTTGGCAAACAGCTCCATGTGCCGTACAGTGTTACTGTCCACCCCAAGTATCTCTCCCATTTTTTCCAGGGTAATGTTACGCTTCCTTCTCCACTTCCTGATGTTGTTTTCCATATCCTTTCACCCTTTTCAAACATCCATCCAATCCAGCTTCCTCCAAAGACTGTACGATCTTCGGGATCTGGTGTGCCATCCAGTCAACGATTTCTTCGTTTGCAGCCCATGAGTTTCCGGAAAGACCAGATTCAAACAAAAAGGCATGTACTACTTCATGTAGAAACACCTTATTTTCGTGTGCCATAACGTCTCCCACTGTCATATTGTCCACTGCCAAATCACAAACGACGATATGTTTCATACTGCTGTCACAGTATCCATCACACTCCCGTAATTTTTCATCTTGGTTGACACATTTATAAAAATATTTGTATTCTGTACCAAGTACATTGATTTTTCTTTCTTTGTTTTCAGCCATATTTTCCACCTCTTGTTTTCTTAAAAAATTTTCCAACTGTTCCATGCTGGAAAACACGCTTTTGTTTTCGTATGTATTTTCCATGCCTTACCTCCCGTATTCTTCCAGCATTTTTTGAAATAACTGCTTGTCCCCGCCGTTATCCGGATGCAGCAGCTTCACAAGCTGTCTGTATCTGTCTTTCCGTGCCTGGCCTTCCAGCCCACAGAAAAACACTTCTTTGTTTCCTCCGGAATATACTGTTTTTATATGCGGTTGTTTGCTGAATGTCCTCAATCTAATATTTTCAGTCTGTAACCTTATATTTTCCACTACATAGTATGAGATTTTTTGGTTTGCTTCTCTGTTTCTTTCAGTTGATTTTTTCAAAAGGTATAAACAAACCAAAAAACAAATAGTACCAGCAGTACCAATGGCAGAGGCATAGTAAAAAAAAGTGTTCAACCCTTCCATTTGCTCACACCCCATTCAGCCTGATTTTCTTATCAATGCCTAACTCCACAGCATTCTGGTGAATCAAATCTTCCCAAGTAAAAAGTCCGTCTAAAATACATTCGACTTTTTCATTAAACCTGTTTACAAATCTGTCTGCCCTGGACGGCCCGAAACCAAATTCATCATGCAGCGTGTGCAATGCCATAATGGTAACCGTGTCAATGGTCATTTCCTTGATAGCTACTGACGCCTTTTCCAGCTCCTTCTCCGTCATGGCAGTGTTGATGCCGTACTGATTGCGGAATTTGATTTCTTTTTCCAGCGCCTCCTGTCCGCCCTCTTTCACCAGTCGAAGGGCAAGCTGTAGACCGTCTGTCCGTCCGGCTTGATACGCTTTTAAGTCCATGTTGATTTTCCCCTTTCTGTATCATCAAATCTGATCTGATAACATCAATCAATCTTTTTATAAGACTTTCGTCTATTTCTTTTGGTCGTTCCGGCTTTGGAAACCCTTCCGCACTCTCTTTGTACTTCTGGCATACCCCCGCCAGCTGCACCATCTCCGCAGCGCCCCGCAGTGCTGCATCCTCTATCCGGCCAACATCTTCCAGTCCGATACCTTTTCTTTTGATTTCTCCCCATAAAAGACCCGTTTGCACTTCTATGTAGTCCAGTTCGGCTTTTGCTTCTTCTGTTTCCTCTTGGATATGTGCATAGCCTTCATGGGCGGATGCAAAGGGCGGATGCACCTCCGCCGCCCGCTCCTGTTCCAGCTTTGCCATTTCTCCCAAGGCAAAAATCAAACTGCGCATTTTCACACCTCCTAGAACGGTAAATCGTCATCTGCGATGCTTTCATCAACGGGATAGAATCCACTGTCCGCGGTCGGATATACCACAGACTGTGGCGCCGCCGGTGATGCCTGCGGTGCTGCTGGTGCCGCCTGCGGTGCTTCATTTTTTTCGCCTGCAAAATGGATTTCATCCGTGATGACTTCCGTTGACCAGTGGCGCTTACCTTCGGAATCATCCCAGCTCCGTACCTGCAGCCGCCCAACAATGGCAATCATTTGTCCTTTCTTTAAATATTTTTCAATAAACTCCGCAGCCTTGCGGTAACTTACCACATTGATAAAATCCGCCTGCGTCTGCCCATCTTTCTTGTATGGACGGCTCACCGCGATGGTATATCTGGCGATTGCGATTGGTTCCCCTGTGCCTGTATATCTGATTTCCGGGTCCTTTGTCAGCCGCCCCATTAAAATGACTTTGTTCATGCCTCAAACCTCCTTGCCTCTCCAACACTCAACCCAACAATACCAGCGCTCTCGCTGCTGTCCGTCGCCCGGAAGTGGGCTTTTTCATGCTGTGGATACATATATTCAAACATGGCATAATTCCCCGCATCCAAAAGATACTCTGTATTTCCTGTTTCCCGGTATTTTGCAAGGCATTTTTCCAAGCTTCCCAAGGCATCCACATAGCCCTTTCCAAAATTTTCTTTTGCAGAGCCGTATTTGTAAAAGCTGGTTTTGACCCTGTTTTTCCGCAGCTCGTCAAATTTCTCGCTGTATTCTTCCTTGAAATTCATTTATGCATCCTCCAAACTGATACCAAGTCTTTCCTTGAAATGATCGCCCAATGCCGCAACAGCAAGACTGCAGAACATCATTTTTATATGAATATTCTTTATTTCTTTTTCTGGTCTGCCGTTTCGTTTTGCCCGTTCTCCATTTTTTGCGTGCTGTATTCCTTGTTTTGAAAAATACAAAGTTGCCGATGCCAAAAGCAAATTTTCTTCATCACCGATTTCTTTCTGCAGTATTTCCTGAAACAGCTCGACGTTATATTGCAAATTTCCCTTTAGAAAATCCAACATTTTTTCATAATCATTTTCCATGGTATAACTCCTTTTCATTAACAACTTTCCCACAATACCGACACTTAACATATCTCTGTGGCAGACCTCTGTTTGTCACAAGCACTGGAATATCAACCCACTCATGGTTACAATCATTCTTTTGATTGCAACCATCCTCTCTCTTGCAAAACAACTGTTTCAGCTTTTTTCCAGAACATTCTTCTTTCCCCTTTCCATGAATACAATCATGCAGTTCATTTCCGCAATTTTCGCAAAGCTCAAAAGAGTCTACTGGATAAAATGCTTCATGATTATCTGCAACTTGCAAAGCATATACCATATCAGTTTTGTTTGTTCTTTCTCCAATATTTATACGTAAGTATTTACCGTTCTGTGGAATCTCTTTCCCACATCTGTCACATATCCGCTTAATATCCAAACTCATAAAACTCATTCCCCCTTTGACTGAAATCCTGATAACGAATGAACATAAATCACTCTTTCATTCATCCAATCGTTATCATAGTCAGCTTCTTCCTGCTGCCCACCGATCCATTCTGCATGTTCTTTAACTTCTGACCAATCCATGTTATTTTTTGCCCAGTCCTCAAACTCAAAATCATCAGTATCAAACCAGTGCATCATGGCATCAAAATTTTCTTTGTAGCTCTCGCCCCGTTTTTCATAGTACTTTGCATAATTGTCAGCAATGATTTCAGCTGGAATCCCCATAATCTTCCCATCGCTCATTATCACCGCATAATATTTATCATGTTTTTTATCCATCATTTTACCTCCAATTTCTCCATTTCTCTTTCCGTCAGAATCTGCGCCCGCTCGTTCCATTTCCGGATAGCCATGGACCGGACAGGCTCCGCCACACAAAGGCAGTTACAGTATTCGTCAGAACACATAATGACGAATAACCCTTCCCGAAACATGATTTTTGCCTTTTTTCCGCACACATGACAAGGCAGCTTGCGTCCTTTCTTGGTCAGCTCCTCCTGTGCCTTCCGGTCACCTAGCAAAGCACGCCTTACCTTGTCCATTCTTTCCATTCCCTTCTGCTTGTGATTTCATCAATTTTACTGGGGTCTAATATTTCGGGACGGAAATTCCACTCCAAGGCACACCGTTCTTTCGCATCTTTGATAGGTACCGAAGTCAAACTTTTTTCTGTATGAAATGGTTTTCTTACATATTCCAGCTTAGCTCCTCTGTGCATTGCAACACGCCCACATTTTTCGCATTTGACGCAGACAAAAATCACATTTTCACACACATTGACCTCGTACAGATTTCCTTCTCCGCCGCAGTAATAACATGGCAGCAGTTCCAATTTTGCAGAAAGCCGAATCAGCTCCTCTGGATCATGGGGTCTGTTTTTCTGTTCATCCATTATTTTCATCCCTTTCAAAGTGGTATGAAATCAATTCAAAAAGCATCTGATATTCTTTTTGGACTCTCTCATCCTTAAATTCCTTTTTGATTTTCTTTTGAACATCTTCCAGTGTTCCTCTAAAATGGAAATTATCAACCCCAATTTTTTTGTCTGATCTTCTAAAAAAACAAATTTTTGTACCATCTTTCCCCAATCCATTTATATCTAAAAAATCTAAATCACTTCCAACCAGTGCATTTTCTGAAATAGTCACATAATTTCCAATCCAAGTATCTCCATAGATAACTGCATTTTCCATGATCCAAACATGTCCATACACATAACTGTTTTCAGTGACTAGAGAATCTCCCAAAACACGTGCATGGTCTTTAATTTGTGCATGTCCTGAAATGATTGCATTCTGGTAAACTTTTGCACGATCGGTAACATACGCATTATCAATCACTCTTGTATTTCCTAAAATCCTTGCTTTCCCGGTAACATTAGCATTGTCTTTCACTATTGCAAAATTATTCACAAACGCATTTTCTTTGACTGACGCATTTCCTGAAATAATTGCATGTCCACGTATCCAAGAATTTCCAGAAACAACCGCGTTTTCTCTGACAATAGCATCTTCAAAAACAGCTGCATCATCAGACACCCAGCAGTTTCCTTCATGACTTAAATTCTTTTCACTTTCTACATATCCACCAATGGTACCTTTTTCAATATTTCCAAAAGAGCGTACAGCCTTTATTCTGAATATTTTCCTATCAGTAAATGCTATAAAATGGCTTGTCAATTCATATTTTGGGGGAATTTCTTTTCCTTTAACCATTATTTTCACCAGCTCTCAAAAGCACTTCTACCCAGCAAGTACCCATCCCGCACGGAAGTACATCATCCCCATTTGTTCCCACTGAAAACCCGCCGTTTTCCGGACACTCTTTGCAGTTTCTTACATTTTTGGGGTTATACAGAAAATCGTAATAGTTAAACAGTGCTTTTTCCATCCTCATTCCTCTCTTTCTATTTTCCTAAGCTCAGTAAAATTCTGTTGAGCCAAGCCCAGCAGTTCTTCCAAAGCAAATACGTCCGTATCTTCTGACGCTTCGATACCTTCAATGTCAGCAAGTTTTGATTTTGCATCATACACAGCAATCGAAGGATCATCCGCCACCACAATCATAGCCACTTCAAATTTCACTACATAATGTTTCATGCCTATTCTCCTTTCACTTCCCAGCCCGCAGCATACAGAACAGCAGCTCCACCATAGACCGCTTCCGTGTGCCTTGCAAACAAGGCACAACAACACGCATCTTCCACTGCACACCTTCCGCATCAAATGGCGTTGGATTCTCAAATTCATCTGTAAGACCTTTTCCCAACGGGATAGGACAAATTACCCCAATACCACTTGGACGCTCTTGCAAGATTTTTTTGTAAACTTCTGCAGGCATGACCAGATAGTTTTTCTCCGTCACAAAACTCTGACCGAATCCGCTCTTATAGTCTGCCATGCAGCTTTTCACCTCGTAGGAAACAAAAATCCCTTTTTCAATTTCAGAAACACTAAGAACGCCAGTCGGGCAAAACTCCATAAAATCAACCCTCCTAACGTCCTTCGTCCCCCAGTCCAGGCAAACTTCCCTTGCCCAGTATTTCCCGTTACCGGTAAGCCTGTCCTGGATAAGCTGTTCACTTAAAAATGCCGTGATCTGTTTTCTTTCCATCATGTATTACCTCCTATATCTCCAACTGTATTTGTCTATCTTCCATCTGAAAGATTTCCTCCCAGTCATGGATTCTGGTTTTAGTCAATATGTTCCACACATTTCCTATTGTTTCGGTATCTTTTTCAAGTTCTAACAACTTATTCCATAATTCTCTATGGTTTTTCCTTAAATAACAAAGTTCTTTTTCTTTTGCGTTTGGACAGAACCAGCACCCCCCCCTTCGAGCGAAGTCATACATTGGTGAAAGCAGGTCATATTTTTTGCATAATTGATACGCCATTTCTTCTGTATATCCATACTTTTCCAAAAGACTCACAGTATTTTTTGTTTTAACAAGACGGTCAAGCCTTTTCTTTTCTTCTGCTGCGATGCCAACATACTGCATATATTCACCATCAATGGATTTCCAAAATCGTTGAATTGGTCTCATTTTACAATCACGGTTAATTAAACATTTCCCCATCATTGGAAAACCCATCTTTTTTCCTATCCTATCTGGAACTCTACTTCTTGTTATACGATGATTAAAACAATCCATATACGTCCGATCAGACCGCAGTATATGCACTGGATACCCCCATGTTTCAAATACTTTCGCCGCCTTATGCACAAATTCAATATGTTCTGGCAATTCGCCAGAAATGCTCTCGTTAAACATAACTTCTACGAAAATTATCACATCCAACGGCTCTCCATGTTCGTGGGCTAGTATGATACTTGCAGTACTGTCCTTCCCGCCAGACCAACTTGCAATATGCTTCATGTATCCACCTCCCTTCGGCACTCTGACGGACAGGCGGCATCCCTCCGCCTGCCCTTGTTTGTATGAATATGAAAGAAGCCTTCGGGCATTTTTTCTGCCCGTCACAGTGCCGACAGCCGTCCCTTTGGCGGACGGGAAAGGAGCCCCCTGCTTAACCTTTCCCGCCCGAAGGAGTGATTCCGGGCTTTTCGCCCGCCAAAGGGACGGCTTATTTTATTTTCGCTGCACTCTTAATAGCCTTCCGACGACTGCTGTATCCATCAAATAAAGCAGCATTTTTCTGTCGGTTCCATTCTTTTTCTTTTTCCCACAACTCTTTCCACTTCCGGTATCTGGGACATTTTTCGTGGCATTTTGCATACCGCTCTTTGCATCCCTTACAGCTGACCTCCGCTCTAGTCAAGGTAATTCCTCCCGATCAGGTTCATAAATTCCTCCCGGCTGTGTGTTGCCTCATATTTCCGCTGACACTCTCTTTTCAGCCGTAAATCTAACTCGTGACCGTCACGACCATGTACCCCGTATTCAGCCTCGTGTAAGTCTGTCCGCAGATATACCCAGAATCCCATCTTTTCAGAAATCTCTCTCTGCCCAACACCAAAGAAAATATGGTGTTTATGTAGGTTTTCCCCCGTATATCCGGTGATATAGCAGCATTTTTCTTTTTGCATAATGCTTTTCCCGTGGCTCTGACGGGCTTTTTTCTGCTTCGTTTTCGGAAATGCCAGACCACTTGTGTCTATCTTTCCGTATTTCTTTGTTTTTGGAAACGCCAGTGCTGTCATGATTTTCCCCTCCTTCAAAAAAAGCCGCGGGGATTTCCCGCGGCTGCCGGTCATCCTCTGTATTTTCGGATCATGCCTCTGTTTTGTTCCAAGTGCCGTCTGTAACGCTCTCTTTCTCCCAAAAGGAAGATGCACGCCCCAGCTAGCCCCATAATCAATAAACACATCCACACTATTCCAAAACTCATAGGATCACCCCTTGATCTTGATTTTTCCGCTTTCGATAAGCTCATAAGGAAAAGTTTCTTTCCATCCGCCCTTGTCCCAAATGACGATAAAATGACTTTTCCAGAGCTGGTACACAGTCCCATTTTTTATGATTTTTCTGTTCTGGTTGTTTTCCATGGGCTTGATGTACTGTATCTTACTTCCAACCATAAGCCCCATAGCCTCCGCATCGGCTCTGGTGAAGTTTTCATTGAATTTTTTCATCACGTTGTCATCCTTTCATATAAAAAGCAGGGGCGGAGGTTACAGTTTTTTATTTGGATGTTTTAAGGTAGGTGTTCGTTGACTATTGCACAAAAGATTTACACCCCTGCTCTTTATCAAAACAATTCATTCAACGGCAGCCCCAGCACTTCGCTGATCTTCACCAGCTCGCACAGGTTCCATGTTTCCGGCTGCGCCAATCTCACATTAAATGTTGAGTATGGCATCCGGCACCGACTAGCCGTTTCTTTGTGGTTCAGCCCCCGCAGGAGCATCCCACTTTTTAATTTTTGTGTTAGATTGTTGTAGACCTTTTGGTCTGGTCGCTCCCGCAGTTTTGGCATTTCACATCATCCCTTTTTAACCTTTCACTCTTTCCATGGTTTTTGATATAATCAGAAAGAGAAGCCCGAAAATCACAACCGAAAGGAGGTGATTTTCATGGTCAAGCACTTTGCTTTGCAAAGCCGGCTGCGCCGTCCCCGTTTCTCTTCGGGATGCAGGGAAAAAATTTTTGATAAAATTTGTCCAATCACACAGAAAAATTGCTCTGAAAACTGTGCTTGGCTGCATCTGAAGGCTCAGAATACACGTGAATGTATCCTTTATTTCATTGCTCACCAGATCAAACCTATGGACTAATTTCAATGGTTGTCTTTTTTAGGTTTATTTTCCCTTCGGGCTTCTCATTTCTTTCTGTGGTAAATCCATGACAAAACGACACAATTCATACACGCCGCCACAACATAACCGCAGATTTTTTTCCATCTCTGCTCCTGCCTTTGTGCATTCTCGTACATTCTGAAACCATCCTCCGCTCTGCTGCGGAGGACTTCATTTTCAAAAATCAGGTGTCTTTCCTTCGATTCTTCCATGTTCTTTCGCCTTCTTTCTGTTCACCAGCTATGATTTTCTTCCGCTTCTTTATGCAAAAGCATCAGCAAGTCCATGTAGAAAACTTCTGTTTCTCTCATGTGTTGATAGAGCAGCTCGTTTAACTGCTGGCGCTTGCTGGGGCTTTTTGCCTCCCCTCTGGCAAATGTCACTTCCGTTTCCCTGCCCTTGTACCGGATTTTGATCCAATCCCCATCATGATAGTAAAACGCTCCCGTTCTGTATGGGAATTCCGGCTCCGGTCCTTCCACGTCATAAGCCGCCGTGTCCCCCCAGTCCTTTTCAAAAAATTTCAAAAGAGATTCCGTTACGAAGTAAGCGAAATCTTCATCGTCCTTCATTTTTGCTTCTACCTGTCTTTCAATGATCATGTTGATTCTCCTTTCCTTTCTATACAATGTCCTATGACTTTAGCTTGCTTTTTTGTCATCTTCCATTGCTTCCCGAGCCAGCAGGCAATTTGTAGAAGAAAGAATAATTGCCTGTGAATTTTCACTTAAATTAGAAAAAGCTTCCAGTAATTCCTTTACTTTTTTTTGTTTGTCTTTGTCCATGTTCTTCCCTCCTTTTCTGTTGACATTGTCTATTCTTTTCCTTAATGATATTAGACTTAGTCTATTTTGTCAAGTAATTTTTTATTTTTCTATTGACTTTTTTAGACTTTGTCTATATTCTTTAAGAAAAGGAGGTGAATCAGAATGAACAAACGTCTGAAAGAATTGCGTATAAAATTGGGTATGTCCCAAGCTGAATTAGGTGAAGTTATCGGAATCAGTAATTTTGCAATTAGCAGTATTGAACGAGGCGAAAGAAATTTAACAGAAAGAAATCTATCTTTAATTTGCGAGAAGCTGAAAGTGAATCGCGCTTGGCTGGAAAATGGAATAGGCGAAATGTTTTCGGATGAATTGCCTTTAGATGAATTTACATCTCTTTTGGCAGACATTGACGCAAATGCTAAGGAAAAAACAAGAGAATTTTTAGAATTATACTGGAAGTTAGATGAAAAAAGCAAAAAAGTAATTGAGGATCTGACATTCAGTATGTATGAGAATTTTGGCGAAAAAAAATAAGAACCGTAACTGGTTCTTATTTTTTCATACTAAAAATATAACTATAAATTCTCTTTAATACGTTTGGATTCTTAATTTCCTTTACCATATTGATAATTGCTTTCCTGTATTCTTCTTCCATAGTACACCCCCAAAATAAGAACATACGTTCGTGTTTTTTTCAATATATCATTTTTTCTTGTGCTTTTCCATGTACGTTTTCACCAATTATGAAGCATCATTTTTGTTTGTTCTTCCGGTTTTCCGCTTTTTCCACTTATCCACATCACATTTTCGCCCCCTTATGCTACACTCAATCAAAAGGGGGCATTATTATGAAAGAATACAAAGCCATTTATAATGAAACACTTGACACTGTTACGTTTTGCGATGATAATGGAGAATCTCACCTGTTGTATGTTCATACAAAAGAGGACAATGAGTATTTGCGTGATAAATGGTTAAATACCGCTTATGTTAGAATATTAAATTTTATTATTGCTTTTATGTTTCCTGTTTTCCTCATATCATTTATTGGCAATTTTGACACGATACTCGGTCTGATAATAAAATCACCATTGTCAATATTTTTAATAATCGGTGGTTGTCTAGTATGTGTATTCCTTTCTTTTTTGTTCTTTGCATGTGGTATTCATATGATAGTAAAATCTGGAACTGTAATAAATTCATGGAAACTGGCATTATACGCTAAAGAAGATAAGCATTTTCATTTAATTGTTTGCGCATTCCTTATCTTGATGATACCAGCAATTCTATTATGGTTTTCAACTATGCACGGTTCCCCTCACGTACCAGCTTAACTTGCATGAAATAAAAATCAGGAGGCTAATATGGAAACATTTATACCAATTCTCATTGCAATCGTTTTATTTTCTTTCAGTTTGTTCTTTTTTGTTCGCAGTAACCGAAACCAACAGCAAAAAGATAAAAATCAACGACAATTAAAATATACAGATATAGAAACTACACCGATAGCATTCCATCAATTTTATGTCTATGCAATCCTCCCATTATCTGTACTGTCATGTATAAGGCATTTTATCATGTCAGCTTTGTCAGCAGATACAGGAAATATTATAAGCATTATTCTTTATGTGATTCTAATATTACTATTGTCCAACACATGCTACTTTCTTATAAAATACAAACCACTTGGATGGTATCTCAATAATATTTCAATCGCATTCGTTTTATTAATGAATATATTTACTTTAGTATTCTTCCTTTATGATTTAACTGAAGAAATGATTGGCTATGTTATTTCAACAATGTTTGTCTGTGCATCACTCATTCTCATTTTTATTTACTACTACAAAAGAAAATCTCTCTTTATCCCAAGTAAAGAGAGAAAAATAGAAGAAACAACCATTGCACCCCTTAATGAAACCATAGATAATTCTAAAAACACTATAGATGTATCAACACCACCACAAGAGAAAAAAACAAAGAAAACAACAGTACTGCTCTTAATCCTTTTGCTTATCAGCATTGGAGGCAATGTCTTTTGTGCTTTCCGCATTACCCAGCTTTCAGAAATGTATGATGAATCAAGAAAAAATGCAAAAGCATACTATGACGCATATATAAATCAAAAGCTTATAAATAGCGAAATACAAAGTGAATATGAATTTTATCATCAATATGCAGTAATAGTTGAAGAAGGTTCAAATACATATCATTGTTATGGATGTGAAAAATTAGAAAACAAATCATTCTATATTTTTAACATAGAAAATGCTTATGCACAAGGATATTATCCATGTACTGTATGCATGAAAACTTCATCAAACTAA